GCCAACATTTTCGGAAAGGGCTCGGGCTAAGAGGATGGATCGTGGTCAGCCTTTTAACATGAAGACACCTCAAAACGTAAGGAACGCCATAAAAGCTGGTAAGAATATGAAGTTTGTTGGGGGATCAAAGGGTTTCAAGACGGTCACACCCAAGGCCAAGTGGTCTAACGCAAATAATAAACAATTCATGGAATTATTGGCACGGGAAAAGAACGCACAGAGAAAACTTGCGAATAAGATGAACAAGGCGAGACCTCTCAAGAATGGACCATTAGACCCGGCGGTTGCGTACGCTCTCAAGACCCCTAAAAATACCAAAAAGATAAACAAGTATGTGAACAGTCTGACAAATAATGAACGCAATATGCTCAAAAAGAAGATTTGTCAACCTTAAAAACCCGCTTCGTACCCTCGTCAACTTCAGAGAGTATCTTAAACTTTGGAGTCTTGACGAGTTTGTCACCATTCTTAGTCACGAATGATTTCATCCGTTCAACTTCACCACGGGGCATCTTCCTGGTGTATTTGAGTGTGACATTCTTGTTTCCAATAGTGAATACAGTTGAAGACATTTTTAATATTTACCTATAATAAAATATGCAGCGCTCAACAATTGTAGTTGCAGTGGCAATCGTCCTCGTTGCGTTCTTACTCTACAGGAACAAGACCAAGGCCTCCCCAGGTGGTAAAAAGTGGACCATTTACGGAACAAAGGGGTGTGGGTGGACAGTCAAGCAGTTGGATTACATGAAGAAGGCTGGTAAGCCCCATGTGTTCGTCGACTGTGACAAGGGTGGTTGCGATGGTATGACCGCTTTCCCTACCCTCAAGGGTCCTAACGGGGAGAAGATCGTTGGATACAACGAGGTTTAAATCATTTATTATTCAAGAGTTGATTGTATCAACTTATCAATAATGAAATATGGAAGTTTAAGGACAAGAAAAGTCTCTACCCTCTCCTTCTCCATAATTAATCCAATGTTTCCTGACCTCTAGTAAATCAGTACCAAAAGCAGTTTTTAGATCGGGGTACCTATCCACGTAACATTGGAACTCTTTCTTTCCGGGTGGGCAGGCGAAATCATTGTTTACACCCATACCAACCTCGTAATAATGTTTACGCGCTAATTTGAGATTAGTACCCGCATATGCTTGTACCGCTGGGTAGCGATCAAGGTAGCATTGTGCCTCTGCATCTGAGAGAGTACAGGAATTGGAACGACCCTCAGGTGTTCCATAGTTTGTATAGTGCCCACCAAGTGCCGCTTTATCAGTACCAAATGCAGCACGAAGATCCCAATACCTCGCACCATAACATTCATTTAATGATGTCTCGTCTGTGGGAATAGTGAAAGTTTCGTCGACCGAATCCACTCCATTACCATCTGGTGAAGGACCAACACTTTCACCACCACTCATCGTCATCATAGCTGAACTGGAAGAACAGCATACAATCAAAAGACCAACACCCGCGAGCATAGGTACGACTGACATTCTTTATTATATGTAACCTTTTTATTGATATGATTGGTGTTTCAACTTATCAATAATGAAATACGGAATCTATTTAGATACCGCGGACAACCTGGAGAGAGATGGAAAGAATGAACGCGTCGAGAAGGCTGGAGATGGGCTTGAGCACAGAGATGTGCTTGGAAAGCGAACGGTTCCAGACAAGACGAAGAATGAAGGTACTGATGAGAACGTTAAGAGCGAAGATGAGAAGCTCGGTAATCATCTCGGATCGAGACTTGGCGTGAGTGACCTCGTGAAGCATTTTATTACATACTGATATTTTTTTCTAGGCCAATTACAAATGAAAGCCCTTCCCCTGAGTGGTTCGGAAAATAGGTTTACGAACAGGAGGTGGTCAACACCAAAGGGTATTGGGAATAATAATTGTTATGCCTATGCTGTGGGTGACTACGAGGCATACAGGTGGCAAAAATCAATACCCGGTGACCGTTCGGGCCTTTCTAATGGTAATCATACCTACACCCATTGTACTGGACTTCCTAAACGCGTTATTTCCGATAATCCTAAGAGGGTGTACAAAGCGGGTGCAAATGAAAAATGTAAAAAGGGTTATTTCAAGGTTATGATGTTTGTTTCTCCTGGGAGACCGATGAACTACATTCGACAAGGGGATTTCCACTTTTACAAACAGCACGGGATGGTTGAATATAAAATCAAACCTGGAGATACTATCAAAGCTGTAGCCAAATTCTTTAAAGTTCCCGAATCACGAGTAAAGAGGGGTGGTCAGTTTAAGGTTGGTAAACGTGTAATTTTTAAGGCTAACGTTTTCAGTCACAAGCGGGGCTGGGCGACTGGCCCGCTTCTCACTGATGCTAAAGGTAAAGCCATCACTGACCCTCGTAAAGCTTCGAGGGACTACCCAGGTTTAAACTACGAGAAATACTGTAGTTCATTCTGCGTCAAGGATACTGGAATCAAAGTCGGCAAGACTCACCCCAAGATCCGCTAATATACTTTCAACGTCTTCTTGTTGATCCACATCAAAATTAATATCAAATAAATCTAAAACGTCAAATATAGACCCCTCATTCAAGGACACAGAATTAGCCGTTGCTGTGTAATTGTTTTGTATAGTGACTGTAATTTTAAATTGTGAAGCATCGAAAACTTTCCTGCATGTTGGGCATGTATTCTTACCTTGATTTTTCCATTCCTGTAGACAGTGGGAATGAAACATATGTCCGCATCGAAGTGGAGGGTTTATTCTCGTACACTTGACTTCACCTAGACATATGGCACATGTTGACATTCTACAAGATGGTATTAAAGTTTTTTCGTGGATTTAGCTCAGTTAGTAAATACCGGGCATTTTGAGAAGAGGTTTATCACAGGTATTGCAAGGACCCTTACCCTGCTCCGCCTCTTGGATCTTAGTGACGAGCTGGGGTCCCTGCTTCTGGAGAAGTTGGCGGTAAGAGTAGTTATCCTCGAAAGAAATTCCATTTTGCTTCATGACATAGTTGTTAAAGAGCTGGGCTGACGAGTTTATGGTGAAACACCGACCATCGGCCATACCAAGTCGTTGCGACATATTTGTTACTATAGCATTAGAATTTTATTTGTCTATTGGTAACTGTTCTCATCCAAGAATTAAACCCTTTCTCCCTTAGTACTTTGATGAATGGTTCACATTTGTATCCCAAATAAATATCAAACACGTCAGTCTCTTCTGTGTGTGAGACCCTGATTTCGGGTTTCTCGTTGATATGCTGATTAATGGTGTTATAGGCAAATGCAATCTCCTTCAGTGTTTCTGCACCTGTGATGATAATCTTACCGGTACTGAAGATACTGCACGTAATTTCCTTCATATCCTCTGAAGGTTTAAACTTGATCTTCACAGCGGAATACCTATCCGGTTCAAAGGAAACCTTGAAAATGTCGTCATACTCCTCGAACCAGTTCGAGACGAGATGGAGGTTGATGTTGTAGTTGAGGCTGAAGTTGGAGTTTATCATGACCACACGGAATGAATCCAATGGAACTTCGATTTTCAAACCCAAAAAGGTTTTGAAAATATGAACGAGCTGTGTGATGATGCGTTTGCAGTCGAAGAGATCACAGCATCCAGCCACCTGGATCGAACCGTTAGGGAAAACCTTCACAGACTTTGTGCTGTAACTGTCGTGATACGTGAGAGTCACTTGGTTATAAAACGTTGTAGGTTTGAGCTTCCACTCAAAACCTTCCGTCTTAGTTCCCGATCGTCTCATCTTGTATGAACCAATTTCTTCAAATAAACCTCGAAGTCGCTTTATATCAATGGTCTGGATAAAGCTTGATACCATGGTGATGGTTGTAATTTTGACCCATGAGGGTCGGGTCTCGTCAGGGAGAGCTTTTCGTATCTCATCGAGTGTCAAAAGATACGAAAAGCTATTATTTGCAATAGTTGAGTACATTTTTGGACATACTTTTTATATTGTGGGTGGCTCACTTAGGCCTTCGTTTAGGGAATTGTGTATTCCACAATGGATGGAGTCGGACTACCTTCGTTCGCACCCTTCGCGGTCGTCAAGACTTCTTTACCGTTTTCCTTAATCGTCCATCCCGCGACATACTTAGGCCTGAAAGATTCAATTTTGAACTTCTTAACCTTCTTAGCTGTGGTCACAGTGAACACCTTTGTACCGACCTCACCCTGACCAGCTTTCCATCCCGACCATGTCATATCTTCGTATTTCCCATCCACAGGTTCGGGGTCATTCATACCATAGTTATCACCTTCACATTCATAACCGAGGCTTGGTTTATTATCTTTATCCTTTTTCTTGCTGTTACATTTGGCCCACTCGGGTTCTTCATGAATCGTGAGTTGTTCTGGGGTTACCCGTACACCGTCAGCTTCGATATCAGTGATATGAATATTAAACTTGTTTGTGTGTGCAGATTGTTCTGCAACGATAAAATCATAGACGTATTCTGTGGGTTCAGTTTCTACAGGCTTAGTTTCTTCACTACCACCCATCATCATAGAAGCTATACTGGACGATGAACAACATACCATCATAAGACCAACACCGGCTAACATTGGTACAGCTGACATGATCTTTATATTACTTAGAGATAAAATTTTATATAAAGATAATGACGTCATTCCTTAAATCCGCAAAGCATGTTTTTGATGTGGAGTCAGATCTCTCCTATGTTGAGATTGTCTATGACCGGTACACGAGGAATAAGGGATACTCGACCTTCACCGATTACCTCAATACAGAGCCTTTCGCTGATTGGGTATCCTTAGAGTCAAATAATCACTCAATTGTTTACGAGAAGTTTCTTGATACAATGGTTAAGAAAACCCTAGAGGTGAGACAGCGTATGGCTGAACTGTCACTCGAAAGTTTCTTAACTTACGATCAAGATATTCGTAAGTATGTGCGTGTAGCCCATGCAGTTAAGATTC